GAAGTATAAACATTGGCGGATAAATAATTATCTACGAGCAGATAGATATAAGGAAACTAACTACAAGGTTGAAAAATCAACACTTTCTCTTGATTTCCTTTTCTTCTTCAAGCATGTACTTTTCTGCTGCCTTGCTTACAACCTCGCCGTCGTACTGCTGAAAAAGTGAGTGGTATGCCATAGCCATGTTTTTATATTCTTCGTTTGCGTCAACGTCAAACATTGTCACAATGTTGTAATCATTATCTACTGATACGACATTGCCATATCTACGGATAAAGTTTTTACAGTGATTGCAATTTTTCTGTGTGCTGCTCGGGTCACGGAAAACAGGATTAACTTCTTTTGGGAATGAGTTTAAATACAAATCCCAAATTTGCTGACCAGTTAAAGCTACTCTGAATAGCTTGCCTGTTTTCTGCATTTCGGAAAACTTAGCCTGAATTCTTTTGTTAAATTCTATCATTTCTTTTGGTTTTATTCTGACACTACTTTAGTTCGTAATCAGAGATGGTATAACCCGCCCAAATAGAAGTCTGACCCAATTACAGGAGTAATCGGCAACTAAATGAAACGGGTTATGATAAATGAGTTTGTCATTGTTAGTCAGATTAACGAGGCAATATTAAGCCAAGTTTCCGTAACCACCAAATTTATTTTCGGGTGTCAGAACAAAAATATCCACTCCTTATAGTGGATGGCAAAGAAAATTGAAACCTACGAAATTGAGATAGAGGGATTGGACTCACCTAATCCTGCCATGAATTTTGTCGGGTTGGTCGATTTTCCCGCTATCGAAAAAGGCTGGATGATGTTCGGCAAAGGCGGGAAGTACGATTTTAAGGTAGACCCTGCTCAAAAGGAACGTAGAATTATCACAGGGGCTTTAATGCTTACCGACACTCCTATCTACCGCAACACTCCCGAACGTGGAGAGTTTAACGTAGTATTCCGAAAAAAGCACACCGAAACCATCCTAAAGAAATTCGCCAAGGGCAATAATTACAACAACGTAAATTATATGCACCAAGCGGAAACCGACCTGAAAGGAATCTATCTGATAGAACTTTTCATGATCGATAAAGAGCGTGGAATAAAAACACCTGCACTTTTTGACGAAGCCCCAGACGGGTCAATTTTCGCCTCTTATTACGTGGAGAACGATCACCTGTGGAATGAACACATAATGAAAGGAAATCTTACAGGGTTTTCGATTGAGTGCTTCATGGATGTTCTTTTCCCTGAAACCCAATCCAAGTTCAGCACCGACCCGATGGAAATAGCCTTTGCAGAAGCAGAAAAGCTTTTCGGGTGTCACCCTTAAAATACCGACTCTTTTACATAGCAACGCACTAAATCATACCAAATGCCTGAAAATATCGAAACCAAAAAAGAGAAGTTCTTCAAGTTTATGACTGAATTTTTCAATCCGACAAAGGAAATTTTCAAAACAGTTAAGTTGAAAGATGGGCAATCTATCCGTTATCAATTTGCCGATGTTCGTACGAAAGACGGGGCTACGATTTCCTACGATGGTGAAATGCCAATGGAGGGAATGCCGATTTGGGTGATTCCAAGTGACGGAACAGAACCAATCGCACCTGCTGATGGTGTTTTGATTCTTGAGGACGGAACAGAGATCGAAGTTAAAGGTGGTGTTATCGCAGCGGTAAAAGTCGCAGGCGGAGCAGCCCCAGCAAAAGAAGGCGAGATGGGAACAAAAGAAGTTTCCGCAACCGAAGCAGCGGCAGTAAAAAGCATTATCGAATCCACGATCAAAGAAACAACTTTCTCGAAAGACGAAGTTGTAGCAATGTTCGCAACACATAAAGCAGAAACAGAAAAGGAAATCGCTTCTCTTAAAGAAGCCAATGTAGCCCTTAGTTCCGCAAATGAATCCCTCACAACTGAGATCGGAAAAGTTTCAGCAGCAAACGAAACCATGAAAGCCGAGAACGCTAAACTGGTGGAGTTTTCAAAACAATTCCCTGAATTCCTTAAAGAAATCGGAATGCAACCACAGGTAGAAGAAACAGAGGAGCAAAAGAAAAAGAGACTCGGAACTTTCTCGAACGAGAAACCAAAAGCAATGACCGACAAAGAATTCCGTGACAAATACTCACGATAATATTAATTAAACCAAACCCAAAAAAATGGCATTTTCATTAGCAACAATGACAGCTTATGTTGAAGAAAACAGAGCTGACCTCATCACCAAACCGATCACAGGTTCAAAGACATTTGACTATGTGGACGTACGCGTAGGAATCAAATCGGGCGAAAAAATTCCGATTCTTGAATCTACCGCACCTGCTCAGGCTGGCTCTGCTTGCGGATTCACCTCATCAGGAACAACCACTATCTCTCAGACAACTCTTTCCATGACCTACATCAAGGTTCAGGAAGCACTTTGTTTGCAGGACTTGGAAGCATACTTCACACAGAAATATCTTCCTTCTGGCTCAAACCCAACAACTACAACTATTGAATCGGATATTATCAATCGTAAGATTGCAAATATTTCTCAGAAGGTTGGTCAGATGATCTGGCAGGGTAAGACAACTTACACAAACGATACCTACCTCAAGCAATTGAACGGGTTTATCGCTCAGATCGACACAGCAGCAACAGCGGTAGCGGCAACTCAACAGGCTTCTATCACAACCTCTACTGTACGTGGAATTTTTGAAGACATTATCTTCGTTAAAATGCCTCTTGCAATTTCCGAGGCAGGCGACCAAGTTGTTTTCTGCGGAGTCGATACATTCCGAATTCTCGCTCTGAAATTGATGCAGGATAACCTTTTCCATGTCACACCTTTGACAGCGGATCAGTACAAATCAAACGAGATCGTTTACCCAGGTTCAAACGTAAAAGTTATCGGTCTTAACGAACTGAACGCTTCTAATGCTGTTGACTCGGGCGGGTCGCTTCCAACGGTTGTTAAAAACCGAATCTTCGGAGGCTCTGCAAGTAACTTCGTTGTAGGTTTCGATGTGAAAGACGACAAACAGAACTTCAATGTTTGGTACTCAGAAGACAATATGCAACTGCGATTTAACTGCCGATTCAACATCGGATGTGTTAACCACTTCGTTGACCAGATCGTACAGTACACAAATTCATAGTAACTAACTAAGGGTAGCGGGTGAAATATCCCGCTACTTTTTAAAATATTAATCATGGCTTGTACATTTCAATCCAGCTTCCCTTTTCAATGCCGTAACAGCAACGGAGGGGTACAGGAAATAAAAGTGAAGGTGTTTGATTCGGCAGCAATCGGAACAACTTTTGTGGAAACCTCTGGAACTATTGTAGCTTCTGGCTCGGCTCTTACTGATTGGTTTGTTTTGTACTGTGAGAAAATGACTGCCAACTTTGTTGATGCTGGAACTACTTCTGTTCAAAACGGAACAGCCACATACAAACAAACGGTTACTTTCATTTACAACAAACTTCAAATTGCTTTCCGTAATGAGTTGAAAAATTACCATCAGCAAAGAATTCACATTCGGTATAGTTGTCAATCAGATAATACGGGTAGTCATTCTTCTCACCATAGAAAACATACTCCTTATTCTTCACCTCCTTGAACACAGGTAAATCCTGATTCCCGAATTTGAAAATCTCAAAGTTGCTTTCGTTATTTGTTTCGTCTGCCATTAGCTAGGATAGGAGAATGTCTCGGTATAAGTTGGATTTGAATAGGTGTCTGTTGCTGTTCCGTGAACGTAACAAAGCCCTGTTTCAAGTAAATTTGTTGCTGATAAATAGTTGGTGTTCGACGCGCTGGATTGCTCGTAAATCTCGTATTGTGAGATGCCAGTAGGTAGCGTTGCCGTTGTTCCCTCAATGAATGTCCACTTCTCTTTACGTTCGTCTTGAGACGTGTAAGCCATGATAAAAGCCACCTCGGTATTTAGTCCTTCGCTAATGAACACCGAACAAAAAGCGTTGTCGGCTAGAATTCTCGAACAGCCGTTTAATCTCGAAGGGGACTTAAACGATTGTACTTTACGATGGACTTTAGACTTACAATTGTTCAACGGGTTTTGCATCAAAGGAGTTTGGAATAAAGACAAAAAGAGCGCAACACTTTCCTATGTCGATATGGCTAATATCCGTACCAATGTAGATGAAAGTGAATTTTACTATACTTCAAAGTGGACTACGTTACGAGCTGATAATAACCAACGTAAGAATAACGATAAGGTAAAAGAAGCTGAGGACTGGAAAGTTTACAAACCTTACGACCCGAAGAAAAGAGAAGGTGAATTTATCTACTACTGGAAAGCTCCTTACCCGACTCAAAAAGTTTACCCTATTCCTCTTTATCAAGGGGCAATGAGAGCAATCTCTATTGATATTTCTCTTGACAAATATTTCCATAACCTCGTGACAAACGGGTTTATGCCTACCCACATTTTTAATTTTTACAACGGGGAACCGACTACAGAAAAAAGTCAGGCGATAAAAAAGAAAATTAAGGATGAATTAACGGGAACTGATGGATTGACATTCATTGTGAATTTCGCCAAGTCAAAAGATACGGCTGCGGACGCTCAGACATTAACAATGACTGATGCGGATAAACAGTATATCGAAGTTGCGAAACGCTCACAGCAGCAGATTATCACAGGTCATTTGCTGACTTCTGGAATGCTCTTGGGGCTTTATCGTGAGGGTTCGTTAGGTGGTCGTTCTGAATTACAATTTTCTGAGGAGCAGTTTCAGAATCAATATGTATCAGGACAACAAAATATTATTGAGTCGGTTATTAACGAACTATGTAGTGACTTCGGATTGACCGCTAGACTTTACCTGAAAAAAGTAAAACGGGTTGCATACCAATTCCCTGATACAGTTATTGACGCAGCGTTTACCCCAGAAGAAAAACGTCAGTACATGATTAAGCAATTAGGTATTGATATTATCGAACAGGCACATAAGAATCCAGCGGTAGAGCTTCTGAAAAACATTTCTTCTATTTCTCCATTGGTTGCCAATAAGGTTCTTGAAAGTTTATCTGTTGGTGAGATTCGGGATATGGTGGGGCTTTCTGCCGAGCCATTAAAAAAGATTACCAACACGACTACAACAACTTTCTCAAGTCAGGAAGACGCGGAGTTAATCGAAAAGTTCGAGTCTATCGCCAAGGATTATTCAAATTCTATTTTGCTTTACGAACGTGAGGTAACGGATTTTTCTGAGGACGGAATTAAAAAATCCGAAGAAGATTTCATGGCTTATCATTTTGCAGAGGTTATTAAGGCGAATACTTTAGAGCGTCAGATTATTGATTTGCTTTCTAAGGACAACACAACACAACCCGAAGTAATCGCCGAAAGGACAAAGGCGAGCATTGAAAAAGTCAAAAGCACTATTTATGATTTAGTTGAACGTAAATTATTAAAAGTCACTTCCATCACAGGGGACATTGAAGGGTACGAAGTTACTGAACGTGGATTTAAAACCTTAGACGAAAAACCTGCGAAGACAGCGAAGATAAAAGTTGTTTATCGTTATGGTCTTGCAAGTTCTTTTAAGATAGTTACCGTTTGCAATGCTTGTGGAGTTGAAGACGGGCATTCGGAAACGTGTGAGTTCAGAGAAAAAGAAAGCCTCCCCAATTAAGGAAAGGCTCTTTGCCATTTGGAATGGCGTTCGTTGTGACAAGGCAACGAAATCTTTATAGGTCTGAGTAATTCGAGATAACAAAAATACCTTCTGGTTCTGTTCCCTCAAAAGTCAAAGTATATCCTGAGCGATCTTCGTAGTTTGTTCCGCTTGCTGAATTTGATGTGAGCAAATCCATTCCACGTGTGTAGCCGAACAGCCATCCAGTTCCGTTATTGTCTTTTTCCGCAAATGAATCCCTCACAACTGAGATCGGAAAAGTTTCAGCAGCAAAC